CTGGTACTCCAAGAGGGACTCGAACCCCCACGCTTGCGCACTAGTTCCTAAGACTAGCGTGTCTACCATTCCACCATTGGAGCATGGTGCGCCGTGCAGGACTCGAACCTGCTACCTCAAGTTTAGAAGACTCGCGCTCTATCCAGGTGAGCTAACGGCGCATTAACTTTAAGCTATTCGGTTGATCCTATGAAGGAGTGCAGCAACCTTGAATAGCTCTACAGAAACGTCGCGTTCCGACTCTTCGGACTTGACTAGCATGTCCTTGTAGTAGAACAAAGCGTTCTTGATGAGGGGCATGTCTGCTGGAGCAAACGTACCGCCTTTCGATTCTTTTACCATTGCTTCGACTCCAACAACCAGGTGTTTGCACTATCCATCCAATTCACAACCTCTTCAGGAAGTGTCTCACCACGTCGCTGAGCATTCAGAAGTTCGCAGTATTCGACTTCTACAGCCTTCGGGTTTTCCATAGTGGGAAACTTATAGATCTGTACTTCCATAATCACCTCCGTAGTATACTATATATTCGATTTATCGTGCGGTGTAGTCATAAACAGTGAAATGAGTCGCATCGGCAATCAGACAATCTTGCATCGCGCGATGGTACGAGCGAGTATAAGTAGTCTTATCTGGACGAGACATTTCGCGGCCGACAGAAACGGTGCGAGGGCCACGATAGCGAACACGAATAGTAGTACCAGCATCACGATAGGCGGCACGGACGTCTTCGAGTAATTCGATCGGAATCCAATAAGCCAGAACGGGGTAATAGCTATCGGCAAGGCCTTCGGCAGGCGCAGCGAATGACAGTTCGATTTGTTCAACGGTAAGAGTCATTATATATTCCTTTCAACTGATAATATCATCTTACACTGGTTTCTGATATTTGTACACCCTTAAATGAAAATATTTTCATAAATGTGCCAAACAAAATCGCCTGCCAACACCGTTGCGAGGTGATGCTCGTTGTTGTTATAGATCGTGTGGCCAGTACCGTAGACATTGAACTGGCGTTGAGTCATCGGTCGAGTAGGATCTTGTTCGACCCACATTTGAAGCTGACCGTACTGCTCGGCGACGTGAACAACTTCTGCTTCCAAAGGAAGCAAGATACCGTTAAAACCAATAATTAGCGGATACTTATAGATAGTTCTCATTTTGTTTCCTTATAATGTAAGAGCCACTTGGCACGATCAACAACCCACTTATCAAACGGTAAATGTGTACCAGTTGCACCAGACCAGTCAGCAAAGGCCTCGTCATAGAAGCCGATATCTTTCCTCTGTTTCTGCAACTCGACCAACTCGTCAGCCCACACTTGCCACTTATGATCGTCGATAACATTCTCATCCATCACATAGTAGAGATAGGAATGTATCAGCATCTGAGTACGACGCTGCCTGATCTTCTCAGACAGTGTCTGTATCTCATTGACCATCGGATCCTCGACGGGTGCAAAGAAGTCGTCGAGAGTGGCCATTATTCAGACAACCACCGTGAGATCGATCCAAACTTGAGTTCGAAGCGATACTCGAGAATCTCGAGGCCGTAGAAATCGAACTCGCCTTCGGAGATACCTTCGGCATCGGCGATGATTTCGATGGCACGCTCACGCGTAGCACCTTCGACGATCTGCATCGTCTCTTCGACACGAGCAACAAACTCATCAAAGTTACGAGCTTGCTCGACTTGCTGCTGCTCGATCTGCTCGTCAAGCTTATTGCAGAGGAAGTCATAGTCATCTTGAAATTCTTCAAGATCACGAAACTGCGCGTAACGAGGACGGCTACCGTACACGTCCTTGTAAAGGTCCGAGTAGATGTCACCGTCCTTGGAGTTGGTGAGAGTGTTGATATCAGAGAGCGTAAGCATGTTTGTTTCCTTCATCATCATATATCCAGGATACCCTGTTTTCGAAATAATGTACATGCTAAAATACGCCCAGAAATTAATCTGAGCGTATTTTTTTAAAAACTTTAGGAGTTATTAGTCGTTAAGAGCGGCTAGCTTCTCTACAACTTCGTCGATGGTATCGAGAATGGTATCAGAACCACGGTCGTCGACAGTACGAATCATAACCTTGCCACGATGCTCAACTACACCGATCAAGAGATCTATGTTGACGAGATACTTGCCGCCCGTCTCATTGATGAACTCTACGAATTTCACTTGTTTGCTCATTTCTTTCTTCCTATGTTATACTTTGTCACGAGGCTCCATTCATTTTTTTCTTTGAATGGAAGGATCTTAATCTGATTCAACGGAGTCTGAGGATCTTCAATTTTAACTGGATCCACTACTGCAATGAGTCCCCAGTCAGATAGAAGTTTGACGACAGTATTTCTACGGCCTTTATCTTCGTCTGAAAAATCTGTAGGTTTACCGTCAAGAGCAAAGAGCTCTTTAAAATGGACGATATAATATTTGCCTTGTTTGTGCAGGATATGGCAAGACTGATAAAGAGTCTTGTCCTTACGAGAAGCCACACCGATACGAGTCAGAGTTTCACGAACTTTTAGGAAATCATCCTCTTCGCCGAGCCTCACTTCAATTAAACTTTCTAAAACACTCATGTTTCACCCTTCTGAATCTTTTTCTTTATTATTTTTATATGTTCAGAGGAGAGGATATCAAGAGCTGCTTTAGCAGCACGGCGGTTATAACCGTAATACTCTGCAACCGCTTCGAGATCTCCATCCTTTTCTTTTTTCACCCACTTCGCAAAGCGCTTGCTAGGTCGTATGATATTTATCAAAAAAGAATATTGGAGTTTGTTGTCGAGGTGGTGGTTGCAGTTCATCATGTTTGCGGCATGGATACTATCCGCAAAGTAGGATAGAGAACGATTCGTTAGCCAAGGACTGTAAGTCTTCTCGGCGAGTGTATCATTCTCCGTACCTTTCATCAGGTTCTTCTTGGTCGAGTTGATCGATGTCACGAAGTCGAATGCCTTCATCGCTGCGTCCTTTCATAATCACTTCAGCAGACTTATCAAAGAAGTCTGCACATTTTTCACATATCTCAAGTTCATGAGTTCCGTCTAAAGTTTCTAAACGGAGCTCATGAAATCGAGCAGTCTTAGGATACTTATCCTCACAGACTGGGCAAGTTTTCTTTTTCCAGATCACAGAAACTCACAGTCGGCCATGATCTCGGTCAGACATGCCATGAGGTTGATCTCAGGATCCGCAGCGAAGGCATTTTGATACTGGTACTTTGCGAGATGCAGTACCAGCTGAGGCATACTACCCTTGGCAATATGATCTTCGGCCTTATCGAAGAAGGCACGGAAGAATTCGGTAGGTTCAATGTCAGACTCTCCAAGCCACTTACGAACGGCTGTGAAGTTCTTGTCCTTCATGTAACCGATCAGCTTAGCGAGAGCAGTATCCGAGAAATTCCTAAGAATCCCAGTGTCAATCCCGCCAGTAGCACTATAACGTTGAAGCTCATTAATAACACGTCGCCAATCTGGAAAGTGTGTCTTGATGACTTCAGCAACGACCGCTTTTTCATAAGAAACCGATTCAGTCTCGAGGATTCCACATACTCTTTGCATAAATTGTTTGGCAAGAGATGGGAGTTCCGACTTAGGAATCTTAAATTTGATAACCGAGCATCGAGAATGGAGCGGCTCAATAATCCGATCGACAAAATTACAAGTAAGAATGAATCCACAGTTTGCACTGAATTCCTCCATAAAGTTACGTAGAGCTGGCTGAGTGGACTGAGGGTTGAGATAGTCGGCCTCATCGAGGATAACCATCTTTCTGCCACCCATCAGGGACACAGAGCTAGCAAACTGAGAGATGTCGTTACGCAGCATGTCGATGTTACCATTCATCGAACCGTTGATAACGATGTAGTCACATCCAAGCTCTTCACACATGGCTTTAGCCACAGTCGTCTTACCAACGCCTGCGGTGCCAGAGAGAATGAGGTTAGGAATGTTCTTCTGATCTACGAACTGTTGAAATGTTTTCTTGAGTTCGTCAGTCAGGATAGTGTCGGACACGGTCTTTGGGCGATACTTCTCGACCCACAAAAAATCTTCAAGCATAATATATCTCCGTCACAAAAAAATGTCCGTCGCGAAGCTTTGCATCCACGGACTCTGGCTTAGTGACCAGCATTCACAATTAAGCCTCGAACGAGGAGTTGGATTCAACAGCAATCCAATATTCTACTGTTGCACCCTTCCAGTGGCTGAGACCCTTCGAAGAGATCGAAACGTCATAAGAACCTGGAATCAGCTTCATACAATCCGAACGGAATACCATGCGGAAGCGAGCTTCAGTTTCACCAACTTCGACGCTGAACGAGTCGTTGCTAGTGCCACGAGTATCGACAGCTTGAAGCAAGATCTTGCCGTTCTTACCAACGATGGCGATTTCAGGAAGCTGAGAAACTGCCAGAGCCTTCATCACTCGATTGAGTGCTTCTTCTGAAATCAAGCAGTTGACTTCAGGATTAGGCAGTTCAATCTCACGATCAGGTGGAACGATGATCAGTGAAGGATCAGTGACAGCGTACTGAAACTTGTTGTTGCCTTCGATGAGTTCGACGTACGAATCCTTGATTTCAATCTCAGGATCATTAAACAAGGAAAGAGTGCCGATAAACCGTGAGAGGTCGTATACGGCAAAACCCTTGTCGAATTCTTGTTTAATTGTTGCTTTCGCAAGAACAGATTTTGTGCTCGAAATAGTACGGATCACATTTCCGGGCTTGAACATAATGTTCTTGTTAATAGCCGAGAAGTTCTTGAGTACTTGCAACGTATCATTATCTAATTTCATAATAAATCTCCATATGTTCGGAATATTCAATATACCAAGGTTAGTATTAATTGTACACTTATTTCTTTTTACCAAGTGCAGAAGGATCTGCAGTTGCTGCAGCACCGATGCGTGCAATATCTGGTAGCGAACCACCGAATACATACGAACCAACGTGCTTCAGTTCCATCCATGGGCATAGCCATACATGCATACCAGCGTTGCGAACCCACTGACAGAACATGTAGTCCTCAGAGAGATAACGCTTCGAGTAATCTTTTAGCAAGCCATTGTTAGGATCTTTGACGAATGCCAAGATCTCGTCAGCCTTTGCTTTCGGATTCTTTTCAAGGAATTCCTTGAGTTCAGCGTCGAGGTTCGTACGCTTGTGATCGATCGGAGTATCGAAGTAAGCCATGATCTCGCGGCTACCATCAAAGTGTTCTGTACGAACGTGATCTGG